TGACTATATCGCTGAGCAAGAACTTGGCGAAAAGAAGAAAGTTAATCCAGGCGATTCGTTCAAAGATTTCTATACAAATTACTGGCAACAATTCGTTGACTATAACATTCAAGACGTAGAGTTAGTTGACAAATTAGAAGATAAGATGCGTCTGATTGAGTTGCATCTAACTATGGCATACAATGCTAAGATTAATTTCGAAGATGTTTACTCGCAGGTTCGTATGTGGGATACGATTATCTACAATCACTTACGTAAAAAAGGTATCGTTGTTCCAGCAAAGTCTTACTCTGGTAAAGATTCTCAGTTTGAAGGTGCTTATGTTAAAGATCCTATTATTGGTCTTCATAAATGGATGGCTTCCTTTGACTTGAACTCATTGTATCCTCACTTGATTATGCAGTATAACATTAGTCCTGAGACTTTGACTTCTGAAAAGATTAGCGTCACTGTTGACAAACTACTCAATCAAGAGATTGATACTACATATGTTAAGCAACGAGATCTTGCGCTAACTGCCAATGGTTGGACTTATACCAAAGAGTTTAAAGGGTTCATGCCTGAACTTATGGAACAGATGTATAAGAATCGTTCTAAGTTTAAGAAACAGATGCTTGTCATTCAACAAGAGTATGAGAAAGATAAGACTAAGAAACACTTGCTCAAAGATATCTCTCGCTTGAATAACCTGCAGATGGCTATGAAGATTGCGTTGAACTCTGCTTACGGTGCTATGGGTAATCAGTACTTCCGATACTTTGATATTCGTATGGCTGAGGGTATTACTACGTCAGGTCAGTTATCTATTCGTTGGATGGCAAACAAGTTAAATGCATTCATGAATAAAACTCTCAAGACTGAGGGTAAAGATTATGTAGTTGCTATTGATACTGACTCAATCTACCTTACTCTTGAAACTCTAGTTGAAAAGATGTGTGAAGGTAAAACTGATGAGCAGAAGATTAAGTTTATGGACAAAATCTGTGAAGATGTTTTCCAACCATTCATTGATAGTGGTTATCAAGAACTTGCTGATTATATGAATGCATATAGTCAGAAGATGCAGATGAAGCGTGAGGTTCTGGCTGACAAAGGTATCTGGACTGCGAAGAAAAGATACATTCTTAATGTGCATAACTCTGAAGGTGTTCAGTATGAGAAACCTAAGATCAAAGTTATGGGTCTTGAGATGGTCAAGTCCTCTACTCCTGCGGTTATTCGTGATAAATTGCGAGATTCGATTGAGGTTATTCTTAAAGGTAATCAAGCCGATCTTCAGAACTACATCATGGACTTTAGAAAAGAGTTTGATAAACTTCCAGTTGAGGAGATTGCGTTTCCTCGTAGTGTGAATGGTATGAAACAATACGCTGGTTCGCCTATCTATTCTAAGGGAACACCAATTCATGTTCGTGGTGCATTATTGTTTAATCACTACACTAAGAAAATGGGACTTGACAAAAAGTATCAACCAATTCGTGATGGTGATAAAATTAGATTTGTCTATGTTCGTAAACCTAATAAATTCCAAGAAGATGTTATTGCGTTTAGTCAAGAGTTGCCACCAGAGTTTGAATTGCACTCCTACATAGATTATGATAAGATGTTTGAAAAGGTATTTACTGATGCTCTTCAAATTATTATTGGTTCGCTTGGTTGGTCCACTTCCGAGCAAAGTTCATTAGAGGATTTCTTTGGCTAATATTTTTTATTATTTAAATAAAGTTGATAGTTACCAACCAGTACTTTCTGTTGATAATTTGTTTACAGAAGAAGAACTCAACAAATTGCACTTGCAATTAAAAACTATAAGCATACAAGCTGCAATAGTTGGGGCAACTGAGATAACTAATAACGATGAATTTGAAAAAAAACGATTGTCTACCCATGCGGTAAGAAAATCTAATGTTAGTTTTCTTGATGGTCCCAGTTGGTGTTGGTTATGTGATAAATTATCAATTGCAATTAATCACGTAAACCTAACAAATTACAATAAATTGTTATATGGTATTGAACCATTACAATATACTGAGTATGATTCTAAATACAATGGTTTTTATAAACCACATACTGATGATGATCTTAATACGCGAAATCCTCTTGTTCGATCATTATCCTTTACGGTTCAGTTATCCAGAGAAGATGAATATGTAGGTGGAGATGTTTTGATTTACTATAATGGTAATACTATGACTGCAAATAAGAAGTATGGCGCAATTACTTTTTTTGATTCAACTATACTTCATGAAGTAACGCCAGTAACTTCTGGTTTTCGTAAAAGTTTAGTTGGATGGATAATTGGACCAAGAGTATGAGTAATATCCGTATCATTAAAACTGGAATCAATGTTTCAAAGATTGTGAAACAATTGAAACAATACCCAGCAGATTGGGGTTCTCAGAAGAACATGGAGAATGTAGGTTCTCTAGTTGATAGAGGGTTTGTTGATTTACCAGTAGATGCATTACAATTAGTAATGGGTGGTGTACAAAAAGCAGAAGACTTCGTTGGTGACAGTGAGATTTGTATTCCAACTCCTGCTATCGATCACCATACTGAAGTTGTAAGTTTTATGAAACGCAATTTCAAGAAGTTTAGTCGTTGTGGATTCCTTTCACTTCCAGTTGGAGGTCATGTTGGGTTGCACATTGACGAAGGAACTTACTATCTTACACGAGATCGTTATCATCTATCCATTTTAGGAAGATATAGATATTTTGTAGGCGATGAGTATGTAGACATTGAACCTGGAACATTACTTTGGTTCAATAATAAGTTAAAGCACGGAACTGAAAACACTGGCGATTGCACAAGGATTACTTTTGTCTTTGATGTTCCACATTCGAAAAATAATCCATAGGAGAATATATGAAAGTTTTGAAATTTTACGCAGACTGGTGCGGTCCATGCAAAGGACTAAGCATGGTTATTGCAGGTGCTGGTGATAAGATCACAGTACCTATTAATGAAGTTAATATTGATGATGAACTTATGACATCAGTTGAGTATGGTGTTCGTTCTGTTCCTACTATGATTCTTATTGATGAGAATGGTACTGAATTGAAACGACACGTTGGTACATTAAATGAAGAGCAATTGCTCACTTTCCTAAAGGTATAACATGGCAAGCATCCTAGACAAAATTAAAAAGAATTCCACTATCAAAGACTCTGCGATTCTTTCTGAATCAAAGTTCTTTAAGAAGAAGGATATGATTCCTACTTCTGTTCCAATTATCAACGTAGCCTTATCAGGTCGCCTTGATGGTGGACTTACTCCAGGTATTACTATGTGGGCTGGTCCATCGAAACACTTTAAAACTGCTTTCAGCTTATTGATGGCAAAATCTTACTTGGACAAATATCCAGATGCTGCTTTACTTTTTTACGATTCTGAGTTCGGTACTCCTCAGTCTTACTTTGATACTTTCGGGATTGACACATCCAGAGTTGTTCATACTCCACTTACCGATGTAGAACAATTGAAGTTTGACATCATGCAACAACTATCTGAGGTTGAGCGTGGTGATCACCTAATTATTGTTATTGACTCAATTGGTAATCTGGCTTCTAAGAAAGAAGTTGATGATGCCATGGAAGGTAAGTCTGTTGGTGATATGACTCGAGCAAAACAACTAAAGAGTTTGTTCCGTATGGTTACACCACATCTGAACTTAAAAGATATTCCATTGGTAGTTGTCAATCATACCTACATGGAAATTGGTATGTTCCCCAAAGCAATCGTTGGTGGTGGCACTGGTGCAATGTATTCTGCAGATAACGTATACATTCTTGGTCGTCAGCAAGAGAAAGAAGGAACAGAGATTGTAGGTTACAACTTTATTATCAACGTAGAGAAGAGTCGATATGTTAAAGAAAAATCTAAGATACCTGTTAGCGTATCTTTCGATGGTGGTCTTAGTAAGTGGTCTGGTTTACTTGATGTTGCTTTGGAATCTGGACATGTCATCAAACCTTCCAATGGTTGGTATCAAAAGGTAAACAAAGAAACTGGCGAGATTGATGACAAGAAATAC